GAAATACGTCATCCGATATCATGTTGGCGCGACCTCGGCCCACACGGTTGTCTCCGCAAACAATGCCGCAGATGCCGTGCGATGGTTCCAGCCCTATAACCACTACGGCGTGATAGATGAGGTCTATCCAGCGAAGGAGAGCGAATGAGCATCACCGAATACGGGAAAATCGAAACCCTTTATGTGCGCGACGATAAAACCTTTAAAGTCCATGTCGGAGAGTTGAAGAACCGCACCTATTCCCTGCTCAAGACGTGGCATTGGACCGAGAAGGTCGATGGCACGAATATCCGATGCGTCTATCAGAACGGGTCGCTCGTCTTTTCCGGCAAGACCGACAACGCCCAGATTCACGCCGACCTCATGAACTGGCTCTGGAAGAATATCACGGTCGAGAAGATGCGGGCTGTCTTTCCGGATGAGGACGGCGTGCCTGCCGATGCCGTTGTGTATGGCGAGGGCTACGGGGCCGGGATTCAGAAAGGCGGTGGCGATTATTCACCGGAAAAGAAGATGATTGTCTTTGATGTCCTCGTCGGCGGGAAATGGTGGCTCAGTTACGAGAACGTCGTAGATGTGGCGAAAAAACTCGGGCTGGAGGTCGTTCCTTCTTTCGGTGAGATGACGCTTGAGGAGGCTACGGAATTCGTCCGTAAGGGCTTCAAATCGAAATGCGCCGCGAGCTCCGAGAAAGACGCAGAAGGGCTCGTGGGCCGTCCGCTGGAAACGCTGTTCGATAAAAAAGGCCATCGGCTTATCACGAAAATCAAAACAAAGGATTTCGCACAATGAAACGAATGGTCGTCGTCTCGGACTTTCATTCGGGCCATGACTACGGGCTCACCAGCCCGGCATGGTGGCGGCCTGAGGAAGGCCGTAACGCCAAAATTGGCAAGTTCCAACGAGAACTCTGGAAATTCTACACTGAAGCGATTGATTCACTCAGGCCCATTAACCTTCTCTTGGTCAACGGGGATTGCCTTGAAGGAAAGGGCGAGTCATCCGGCGGCGTAGAACTTATCACGCCGGATCGTCATGACCAGGTTCGCATGGCTGCGGATGCCATCGAATATGCGGACGCGGAGTGTGTCCGCATTCTCTATGGCACTCGGCGGCACGTTGGAAAAGATGAGGACTTCGAGTCTGTCCTAGCGGATTCGCTCAAGGGCAAAGATGTCAAGGTTCAGGGTCACGCCTTCTTGGAGGTGAATGGCTGTGGCGTTGATATTAAGCATAAACTCGGGGGTAGCACCATTCCCCACGGCCGGATGACAGCGATTGCTCGGGCGAGGCTCTGGAATCTGGTCTGGAACTCTGAGCATGAACGGCAACCAAAAGCGGATATCCTGATCCGATCTCATGTCCACTATTTCGGATATGCCGGAGGTGAGTCTTGGCTCGGAGTGACCACGCCGGCCTTAACGTACAATTCAAGTTTTGGCGTGAGGGAATGCGAGGGGCTGGTGGATGTCGGACTTCTCGTTTTCGATTTTGACGAGGAAGGGAACTATACGTGGAATCCCGTATTGGCAGAATTCGACGATTTAAAAGTCCTACCCGAATCCATCTAGCCGTTTCGCGGCGGGAGGTCGAGGAGGCGATGGGCGAAACCGCCCCGGAAGTGACGGAGGGAAATTACTATCTGAGAGGAGAGGAAAATGGAAAAGACGATCAAGCGGAAGGTTTTGCTGAGTGGCTTGTCGGACATAATGTTCGACCGCTACCCGGGGGACAACAAGACGGTGCTGACTCCGGAGAAGAAGTTCTATTATCTTCCGGACGGGGAGACGTTGTGCATGCCAGCGATGAATATCGTCTCATTTCTGACCGCGCAGAACACGGACTCTGCCCCCAAAAGGCTTTTAGACAAGAGGCAGTACAAGACGATCGCCAGCGCGATCCTGAGCTTCACGGCGATAACCCCGTTCGAGATCCCGTTTCTTTCAAACGGAGAACCCGTAAAATTCTCCGGCTTCGACGGGAAGAAGTTCTATGTCCATAACAGCGTGGCTCGCCTGGCGAAGGGCGTGCCGAATCCGAAGATTAGGCCGGTCATCCGAGCGCCGTGGGAGTTGGCGTTCGAGGTGAGCATTTTCCCGAATAAGGAATTCACGGAGGACATGCTGACCGACCTGTTCATTCGGGGCGGATTGGCGATTGGCTTGGGGACATTCCGGGGCATCTTCGGAAAGTTTCGGGTAGTGGAATGGAAATAATTCGCGGCGGGGCACGGCATGGCGAGGCAGGGCGTGGCGAGGCAGGGCGTGGCAAGGCAAGGCAAGGCAAGCATGGCACTTTTAACCTCCAGGCAGGGCGAGGCGAGGCGTGGCGCGGAGAGGCGGGGCCTGGCGAGGCAGGGCGTGGCAAGGCAAGGCATGGTTTTGATTTCATCTAGGAGGTGAAATATGGCTAAATATTATCCCGGTTATGGTCCTGCGGTGGACATTGAGTTTTTAGAGTATCAGCTGGACGACCTCATCGCCATCCTCAAACATGCGTCTGATGAGGCGAATGGGGGGAGGGCCTACGATTTGCTAATGAACATATGCAAACAACGGGCTAGTGAACGAGACAAGATGCCCCCGAAACCAGAGCCCATCAAGCCATAAGTGATCCCGACCCGGACAAGGCCGGGATTTTAGTAAGGAGGCGAAGAAGGCGGAGTAGGAACAAACATGAAATTTCCTTCGTGGCTTAGGCAACACATTGTGAATTAAAAGGAGGAACGAGATGAAAAAGAAAATGATTGGTCTCTTGGGGGCCCTGTTGCTGGCGATGGCAACGGGGACGGTTGCGTGTCTCACCGCCGAGTCAATGATGCTCGACACAAGCACCTACCATGCTCCAGTGGACCCGAGCCTGGTCAGGGTCTATCTTGATGTCAACGACATTCCTGGCGAGTATGTGAAAATCGCCGTAGTGAAGGCCGATTCCCCGGCCATCACGGATTCGTCCGATAATCAGATGATTTGGCAGATGAAGGTAGAGGCCGGGCGACTTGGTGCCAACGGGATTATCCTGACGGTGCAGAACAGCCAGAACATGGGTCTTTTGGTGGGCACGCAGAAAAATTGGGAATGCATCGCTATCTTCATCAAAGACTGAATAGGAGGAATATGATGAAAAAAGTGTTGTCGGTTTTGAGCGTTTTGGCATTCTGCCTGACCCTCACAATCTACGGGTCTGACCAGAAGAAAAAGACGACGCCGAAGGCTCCGGCCAAAACGACCGCGAAAGCCCCGGCTAAGCAGGGTCGCCCTGCTCAAGGACAGCATGGGCGTCCGAACACGCAGGCTAGAGGCAATCAGACCACTTATCGCGGGGAGGCGCGTCGGGGACAGAATGCCGCAATCCGGCATGATGTTCATGGCCGGCCTTACCACGCTCACTTCTACGGCGTGAATAATCGGATGAGGTTCAGTCGCGGATATGGAGCCTATCATCGGATGTGGGGAGGCCGCGACTGCTTCTTCTTCGGCGACAACTGGTTCTTTTGCTCATTCTGGCCCCAATGGTTCTATTCCATGGCCTGCTACTTTGAACTCGGCCCTGACGGCCTATGGTACTGCCGGGCCTACGGGCATCCAGAGTTCTTTGTCGTCGTCGGAGTGCAGGAGGAGGAATAGACAGAAAATGAAACGACTGAGCCGGGCCGGCGCCGTTACGAGTAGCCAAGCGGTAGTTGAACGGCGTCGGGGGACGGGAACCACGGTAGCACTTGGCGGCGCTCAAGCCGTTGCTAACCGTCCCGCCGGCCATTTTCAAGAGGAGGAGGAAGCATGAGCGAACAGCAGACGAAGCCCGTCTATTGCCGAAATTGCAAACATTTATGGGTAGGTCGCGAATTTGGCGGTGCCACCTATGCATGTCACGCCCCGCTGAATCTGGGAGATTGGCTTGCTGAAAGCCGACCGCTTCATAATCCGGCTTTCATTAACCAGCATAACGACTGTGGCATGTATCAGCGCAAGGAGATAAAAGCATGAGCCCTATCTATCATCCGCCAACGCGTCATTATGACCACGGCGCCATACAGCCGATCGACTTCATGGAGTCGTTTTTCACGCCCGAGCAATATCGGGGCTATCTCAAGGGCAACATCGTCAAGTACATTGCCCGGTATGAGGCGAAGGGCGGCCTCGCAGACCTAGAAAAGGCCGGCGTGTATCTCAAGTGGCTCGTGGAACTGGAGGAGCAAGCATGAGCAAACTCGACGCGGCGATTGAGGGCATGACTATCTTTGAAGCCGTAGAGCGCGTTCGGGCCGCGATACTTAGGGAGCCGCATTTATCATTCCTTGAAAGTACCGTCCCCCCCAGTATTAGACGATTGGACGACAGGGCACTTGAGATTATCGTGCCCATCCTCGAAGCGGTGGCAAAGGTGGATCGGGAACCAAGCCTGATTGTTCTCAAAGATATCAAAATGATATTTATTCGGGAGGGAAGGTTGGCATTTATTGGCGCACTTGAGCGGGCCATTGCCCTGCTCGAAGCCCTGCCCGACGAGCCGACGCCTGGGCCGGGGAAGGAGAAGAAATGAATAGCGTCAAGATGTGGATGATTGAGATGGACGGGCAGGCAGTTCCATCGTGGATTTACCGACAAGGAGAAAAAAAACTAGCCCAAAATCTCGCCGACTATATGATTCGCAAGAATCCTCAAAGCAAGTTTCGCGTTGTCCCAGTCGTCGTGACGTGGGGCGGCAAGGGGAAGGGGAAGCGATGAGCGAACCAAAATTGAAGCCGTGTCCATTCTGCGGGAACGATGACCAGGAATCTTTGTTGGGAGTCCTTCCGGATTCTTATGCAACCGTTGTCATGTGCTTAGTATGCCAGGCAACTGGGCCAAGAGTTGCGGGAAAGGTGAAAGCCATCGCCGCATGGAACAGGAGGGCTGGATGACACCGGAGCGGTTGGTGGAACTGCGGGACTATGTGGATTCCATCATGCAGATTGAGTTGGTCGGCGGCAAGAGCAAAATGGCCGATACGTTTGCCGACCTCCTCGCCATCCTCGACGACTACGAGAAGCAGAAGGGGTGGGTTGAAAAACTCCAGAAGAGTCATGCCATCCTGGAGGAGGTGTGGCGCAAAGCCGAGGCCGAACTGGAGCGTGCGCGTCCGTTGCTGGAGGCCGTGGAGAGGGGGATTGGCGGTTGCCCTTGTGCAATATGTAAGGGTGTGCTGATGGTGATAGACGGAAAGGGCATTCTAGATGCCGCGCTCGACTACCGGAAAAGGAGCAAGCCATGACGGACAAAGAGGCGTTGAAAATCCTAGGGAGCGAGGGCCGGACGCTCTGTTACTTTACTATCCCGCCAGAACCCGATTGCGATTGCAGTCCTTGCCGGTATCGAAAAACGAAAGCCGAGGCCCTGGCCCACATCGAGGGTCGCCTTGCCGAGCTGCCGGCACCCCCCGACGCGGCAGATGGAGGAAGCGCGATGAGCCGAGAAGTCATAATCATCCACGCCATCAGGACTTATCATGCGAAAAATCAGGGATTGCTTTTTGACCTATCAATGGTCAAGACGGATGACTATTGGGCGGCGATGGATTTTCTCGGTAAGTATTCATTCCTAATCGAGAAGGTTCAACTCGAAGCGTTACCAAGGGAGACGGAGGAGCCAAAATGAAACCCTCGACGCGGAGAACGCGGCTGGATTTGAGGAAGCACAGATGATGCCCGCTGAACTGTTGGCAATCATTCGTGGCTGGGCGACCGATGAGCAAATAGCCTCGCTCACCATCTTCGGACAGCCGATGCATGAACTCAGCAAGGAGGACATCCTGCGGGTCGTCTGGTACGCCATGCAGGAGAAGAAGCGGCTCCAGAAAGATCACCTGAGCGATATGCGCTTCATGGCCTCGCTCTCGACGGGCCTGAATAGCGAGAACTGACGAATGGCGAATTACATCTACTGGCGGGCGCTCACGTCGGAGCGGAAGCACCGATGCCTGACCGACAACGGCGGCAAGCCATGCCAGTTCCTGCTGGTCAAAGAGCCGGGGTATTTCTGCACCTGGCGGCCGCGTGATGAGAAGGCCGCCCCTGGCGCGCAACTCATCGTGCGCCACGTCATCTTCAAAGAGTGCCCCGCCCCGCTCGGCGACCGCCCATTCCTGCTGGCGTCATGTCTGAGCGGGCTGGTGCTGACGAATGAGTCCGTGCGCCATCTCTGCGCGGCGATTCTGCTCCAAGCGGTGATGGACTATCTGCCGCGTCCGAAGTCGCGCGGCGGAAAAGACAATAAGCACAACCGCGAGCGCAAGATTAAAATCGACACGGACCACGCATCGGCAGAGGCGTATATCTTCGGGCCGTCCGTGCCGGGTGATGCGCTCAGTTTCGTGAACATCTGCCGACTGCTCGGATTGAACGCTGTGAAGGCGCGGAAGATGTTGCTCGCGTATTCCGCCGCCGGCGTCCGCCCGGAACTCGGACGGCTGAACCGCGAGTTGAACGGACGGGTCTCGGCGGCGCGCCGCGAGGAAGAGGAAATTTGACAAATCTCCGCTCACGCATTATGTATATTCATGGAGCCGTGAGAGGATATGCCAATTATTACGGACGGACAAGCGTCCGCATTGATATCGCTGTTCGCCCCGTCGATAGGGCCGACACCCCCCGCGATTGACGGCGCGGCCTGTCTGTGGGGCCTGTTCAACTGTGAGCGATACACCGCCGACAACCCTGACCCGAGATTCGAGCCGTCGTATGCGCCGGGCGGCTATTACTACGACCACAGCCCCGACGTTCGGGAACGGTGGGCGCAGTACGACCACGACTCCGCCTGCTCATATTCCAACTGGCAGATTCTGTTCAATACCGCCTGCGAGTTGGGCTATGAAGGCGCGCCGCAGGACTTGGATGAAGATGACATCGCGTTGCCGTTCGTCGTGCAGTACATCCAGCGCCGGGCGCTCAACGCTGGGGCAATACAGCCGGAGCAGATAGCCCGCTGCTACAATTCAGGGTCCATTAATGGACAACCAGTCCCGGGTTACGTTGACAAGTTCATGGCCGCCTACGAGGGCTATTCGGCATGATAAGATATTTCACGGGTCCTCCAACCCCTCCTCAACACCTCCTTTCCTCGGAGTCCTGGGCCGGTCCCTACCCGGGAAGAAAAACTCCGGCCCAGGCTCCACTTTTTCTTGAGGCGAGATGAAACTGAATTTTGATATCGCCACCGGACCGGCGCTTCTGCTCTATCTCGCGGCGTTCTTCGGGTTCGTTCTGCTGGCTGGTCATAACGCCGCAATCGCTGGCATTGCCATCCCGGCGCTTTCCGGGTTGACGGGCGCATTCGCCGGCGTTCTCGTGCGCGGACACATGGACAACCGCCTGACTCTGCGGCGGGGGATGAGCGCGTGAAGAAAGCACTCCCGTGGCTTATTGTGGCATTCTTAGCCGTGGTGATCGTCGCCGGCACGCTATACTTCAAGCACGCGGCCAATCTCGCGGAGCAGAAGGCTCAGGCCGCGCTGGCTCAGGCGGCGGCGCTTGAGGACCAGATAAAGGCCCAGAACGCACTCATCGCCAAGAGCGCGGCTGACCTAGCAAAGGCTGAGGCTGACGCCGCCGCAAACGAGCGGGCGTTCATCGCTGTGCTGGCCCAGGTTAAGGCGGCAACTCCTCAACAATTAGTCGACCAAGGAGGCCAGATTTTAGGGGCGCACGACATCACGACGGACGGTAAATCCGTGACTATGGGCGTGGAAACCTACCGGGCGTTTGTTCTGGCCCTCGTTGATGACCAGGAATACAAGAATGTCCGGCAGCCCAGTTGGCTCAAGGAAAAGGGTCTCCTTCAGGCCCAAATCGACGGCTACAAAGCACAGGAGGCGCTTGCCTCTCAACGTGACGCCGCCCTCGCGGCTTCAATCGCTGACCTCAAGAAGTTTATCAATGACCAAAAGATAGAGACCATCGGGTCTAAAATTCTATGGACCGCCGCCGGTGCAGGGGTTGGGCTCCTCGTCGGGCGGCTACTCAAATGAAGGAGGCATTATGCCGATCGTAACTATTTTTATCGTTATCGTGGTCTGTGGGCTAATCTGGTGGATGGTCGATGCATTGCTACCTATCCCGCCCGTGTTCAAGACTGTGCTGAAAGTCCTGATTATTCTGTTCTTGTGCATCTGGCTCTTGTCCATCGTCGGAGCATTCGGACACCTCGGGAGCCTGCGAATCGGGAGATAACACCGTCCGCGCCTCAATCGGAAGAAAACTCGACGCTCTGCTCCTGATGGCGGAGCGCATTTATTCGAAGGAGATTTTTATGACAATCGAAGTTGACAACCTGAAAACGAAAATCACGGCTCTTGAAACCGCCGTTGATTCACTCATCGTTCTGACCAAGCAACTCGCGGCTGACTTCGCGTCGGCCAAAGAGGATCCCGTCGAGATTCAAGCGCTGGCCGACTCCGTGCAGGGCGAACTCGACAAGGTCACGGCAGAACTGGCGGCCGACACGCCCCCGGCTCCCCCGGTCACGTCCTGACGGGCGGAGGAAACGCATGAAGAACATACTGACGAAAATCCTTACCCTGCTCCGCAAAGTGAATTTCCATTGGATTCTCGCCTACGGAGCGCTCGGCGTCGCGTGCTACATCCGGCTGTTCCACCTCTACGGGGCCATCGGTGCGCTGGTGCTGTTGCTTCTACTGCGCCGACAAATCGGAAAACTGGACATCAAGGTTCCAGGCGCGAACTGATCGCCGCCCATCGGCAAGGCCACCGTCGATGTGGGCAATTCTAGGCCAAATCCTGAAGTATGGCGGGTCTGGGACGGCCGAGCGCGGCCTCGCCCCGAACCCCGAACGGTGCGGGCAACGAGACTCGAATACCGCGAGGGCCACGACAGAGTCCTGGAATCACTCTCAGACCTCAAAGCGAAAGTCGCCGTCTGCGTCGCAAAACTGAATAGAAGTGAATAATATGGTGGATGGCAAAGACTTCAAATTATTCCAAGTGAACCCCAAGAACGGAGAACTTCGCCACGTCGATGGCGTGCCAATCGTTAAATACATTGACGAGCGCCTAGAATCCATCCTGAAAGAGATAAAGCGAGGCGAGGATGTCATGGACGCCCGCCTATATTCCATGAATGAGTTTAGGAGCGCCATGCAGGACCAGACCAAGAACTACATGACCAAAGAAGAGTATCGCCTCGCGCACAAGCCGGTCGAGGACGCGGTCCAAGAATTCCGGAAGTTCATGAATCAGATGGAAGGCAAGGCCAGCAACAAATCTCTGACGATAGCGACGGGCATGGCTACCGCCGGGTTGATCGTAGCCCTGGCGAGTTTTATTCTGCGAGTTCTGGGACATTAGGAGGGGAATAATGACACAACAGATACGCCGATTCGGTCACATCAAAGACAAGCGCGACCATCGCGACTACCTGCATCGGCCCAGCGTCGCCGCAATCCCAAATCAGTACAGCCTGGCGCAGTACCTGCCGACGGTGCGCGACCAGGGCCAATTGGGTGCCTGCGTCGGATTTGGAATCGCTGGCAATCTCTCCGGCACCGCCATCCAAACGTCAGCCTATAGCGAGTGGTTCTCCCCGCTCTGGGTCTATAACCTCGCTCGTCTGAAAGAGGGAACGCTCACGCAGGACGCCGGCGCGGAGCCGCGTGACGCGCTGGACCAACTCGTCGCATACGGCTGTCTGCTCGAACATTTCCGCCCCTACACGGATACGCTCGACACCTCTGACCCGACCACCTGGTCATATCAGGGGATGCTCGACACCGCCTACGCAGCGCAATACCCGCTCCTGACTTATGTGCGCGTCGATGACGGCGGGACGAACATCTGCGACGCGCTTGCCGCCGGTCATTTCATCTCCATCGGCGCTCCGTGGTTCGATTCGTGGATGAACATCGGCTCCGATGGCGTTCTCCCCGCGAACTACACCACCGTCGATGGCGGCCATGAGACGTTTTTGTTCGGCTACGACCTCACGGCTCAAGTGTTCTACGGCCAGAACTCTTGGGGCAACGACTGGGGCCTCCACGGGACGTATGTCATGCCGTTCTCAGCACTCGACGCCTTCAAAGCCAACGGCGGATACGACGCGCATTATGTGACCGTCAATTGGTCATCGAACCCAGCGCCGCCCAACCCAACCCCGACTCCTACTCCAACGCCGACGCCGACCCCCGGCCCGTCAGTCTGCTGCGGGGCGACTAGACTGGCATATCGTTACATCAAGCGCCGGCTCCGCCAAAGCGTGCTTCCCCAAGGCACATCCAACAGCGTCATCCTCAAGGCCGGCGTCACGTACCAGATTGACGCACTCAAGAGCGGCAAAGTCCTCGACATCGACGAACTGCGTATCACGGTGAAGAAGTGACCGTAGGATTCGAGGCGCTCCTCAAATCGCTTGAGAGCAAGAGTCTAGTATCCGGCGACAAGTGTACCCGTGTCGTCCTGGAGTTCGATAGTTCCGACGCTCTGCAATTGCTCAACGATTTGAACGCGCTTCATTCGGCTGAGAAACTTGTAGCCGTCGCCATCTCTGACGGGACTGCCAACAACAAGAAAGCGCAGAGACCGGGCGTCGGGGTGACACGCAAGGGAAAAGCGAATGGCATTCAAGAAGGGTGAGTCTGGCAACCCCGCTGGCCGCAAGGTTGGGACAAAGAACCGCTTCACCACGCTCAAGGCCGCATTCCTCGACGCCTTCACAACGATGGGCGGCACGGAAGCGCTCGTGGCGTGGGCGAATAAGTCCGACCACAACCGCGCCATCTTCTACCAGATGGTAACGAAACTCTTCCCAACAGAGATTGTCGGCGGTGACGAGAGCGCCGCACCGATCCGCGTCATCTATCAGTTGGTCGAGCCGCCCGAAGGTGGCAACGGCGACGGCGGAAATGGCAACGAAGGCAAACGAGGCGACTGATGGGCAAGAGCGCGTCTGGCGGAAACAAGAAGTCAAGCAAGGCGGACCAGCCGAAGCGTCGGCGATATGTCGCCTCCAAGCGCGGCTGGAAACGGCGCTATGCCTGCCTGCAACGCCATATTGCCCAGCACCCGAATGACGCGGTCGCTCCGACAGCGTTGCCGCGTGTGCGTCAACTGCTAGGGCTGTAACCAGAATGAGCACCAGCGTAGCCGAAATGAGCGTAGGCCCGAGAGCCGGCGACCTCATCAAGAAAGTCACGACCGTCTATAAGCGGAACGCGGCTTGCCGCGCACCGTATGTCGTGAACGTCGGCGGCTCGCGTTCCTCGAAATCGCACAGCATCATCCAACTGTTCATCCTGCGCTTCATGGAGGAAGGCCCGGACCGCCGGTTCCTGACGACGCGCAAGACGTTTCCCGCTCTGCGCTCGTCGGTGCTGGAACTCAAGGTGTTGCCGCTGTTGCGTGAATACGGATTGCTCGACCATCTCATCTACGAGAAATCAACCCACACAATCCTGAACCCGTCGAACGGCAACGTCTGGCGCTTCATTTCCGTCGATATGCCGGAGCGCATCCGGTCGGAGGAGTGGAACTACGTCCACATCGAAGAAGCGAACGAGTTCACGTGGGACGACTTCATCGAACTCCGCATCAGAATGAACCGACCGCACGGGCCGGGCGAGGTGAACCAGATATTCCTGTCTCTCAACCCGTCGGACGAGCATGGATGGATTAACGAGCGGTTGCGTCTGGCGGACAACGTCACCTGGATTCGCTCCACCTACAAAGACAACCCGTTCTTAGACGCCGCGTATATCCACGAACTGAACGCGCTGGAGAAGATGGATGTCCGACTGTACAAAATCTTCGCGCTCGGCGAATACTGCGGGCGCGTCGAGAGCATCTATGGCCCGCTCGAAGTCGTGGATGGCGGGTGCCCGTTCACGCCGGACGAGACAATCTACGGCAACGACTTCGGCTTCAACAACGAGACCGCCGTCGTGCAGGTGGATTACAAGACCGACTTCGGCGCGGACCACCGTCCGACTGTCTATCTGACGGAGCGGCTGTACGCGAAGCAGATGACCAATGGCGACCTCATCCGCTGGATGGAGACGCAGAACATCGGCCAGAATCCGGAGATATACTGCGACGCCGCCGAACCGGCCCGCATCGCTGAGATACACCGCGCCGGGTTCAACGCCCACCCCGCCGAGAAGGACGTGGTCGATGGCATCGACTTCGTCAAACGATTCCGGCGCATCACCGACCCGCGGAGCGTCAATCTCATCCGCGAGTTCGAGCATTACAGTTGGAAAACCGACAAAGACGAGCGGGTGCTGGACGAGCCGGTCAAGTTCGACGACCATTGCTGTTTCATTGCCGGCACAATGGTGATGACAGACCAAGGCGAAAAGCCAATTGAATCAATATCCATTGGCGATCGTGTACTCACGCGGCAAGGTTATTATCCGGTAGCCCTTTGTGGAATGACTGATCCAGCGGCTACGGTTTATACGGCGGTCTTTAGTGACGGAAATCATCTGACTGGGACTGGAAATCATCCGATTTTCTGTCCCGGCAAGGGATTTATACCACTTGACACGCTTCGATATGGTGATATAATAGAGATATGCAAAACGAACGCATTATCTATCAAGGTATCCCATATCGAAGATATCCCAAAGCAAGGCAGCGGGCAGATCGCGTCTATTTCAAGGCCAGCGAGAATATCCCACTTGAGCGGCGTTATCTCCATCGGGCGATCTGGATTGACAACAATGGGCCGATTCCTGCGGGTCATGCCATTCATCACAAGGATGGCAATCCGCTCAATAATGACCGCTCCAATTTGGAGTGCAAGCCAATCTTTAGGCATCTGTCGGACCACGGCAAGGCGGTTCCGCACGACCTTAATCACTTGGCCTCCATCCGGCCCCTTGCCGCCGCTTGGCATCGAAGTGGGCCGGGAAGAGATTGGCATCGTCAACACGGGCGCGACGCTTATCGGAAGCGTCAACCTGTCATTAGAACATGTGCCGTTTGTCATAACGATTTCCCAGACCTTGGCCTCCGAGATAGCGACCGCTTTTGCTCGAACAAATGCAAGTCAGCATGGAGACGCAAGGCCGGACTCGATAATGTCACCCGCCAATGCGTCAATTGCGGCGAAGAGTTCACAATCAACCGATATTCCAAGACAACCGCTTGCTCTAAAAAGTGCGCCGCACTTTATCGGTGGCGCAGCCGAACCAAATAAAACCTCCGTCTATAACCTTTCCGTCCAAACCGTTCACGAGTTCTACGCGAACGGAATCCTGGTTTCCAACTGTGACGCGGCACGCTACGCTATCTATACGCACTTGCGGCGGCGGCTCAATGCGCCGGAATTCAGCGTCGTGTTCGCATAAGGGGATATCAACATGAACGCGAATGATAAACCGACCGTCAGTCGGTTAGAATGGCTCGCCTACCGAGCCGGGCGGATTAAGCAGATGTACTCCGTCGGCATCTCCACCGCCATCCGCGGCGGCGGCGCCCGCCCCGATTACAGCGACAATAGCGCGTGGAACACGGGGCGCTATTGGGGCACGGACCTGATGAACATGAAGTCCAAGACGAAAGAGGACTTCATTCAGAACGAGTTCACGTCGTGGGTTTACACCTGCGTCAATCTGAACGGCAACACCTGCGCCGCCGTGCCGTGGCACCTCTACACGACGAAAGAGACGCCAGGCCAGAAGTTCACGACCTGCCGCACGAAATCCATCAACCGCCCGCGCCGTAAATGGCTGGAGTCGAACCCAAACCTCGTCGTCAAGATGGAGAACTCCGCCGATGTCGATGAAATCACGGACCATCCGCTCATCGACCTGCTCATCAACCCGAACCCGTGGATTGAAGCGTCGGACCTGTGGTATATGACCATCGTCGATATGGACCTGACCGGAGAGGCGTACTGGTGGATACCGCCCGACAAGACGCTCGGCGTGCCGACGGAGATATGGCCCGTTTGCGCGCAGTACATTAACCCGATACCCGACGCCAGCGCGTTCATCAAGGGCTACATCTACGAGCGCGGGCGGGCGAAGCATGAGTTCCCGCCAGAGGAAATCATCTACTTCCGGCGCCCGAATCCGCGCAACTTCTTCTCCGGCTTCGGCCCGGTTCAAGGCATCTCCGATGCCATTTACACGAACCGCGAGTTGTACGAGTTGGAGGAGGCGTTATTTGCGAACCGCGCCAACGTCGGCGGCGTGCTGGAACTCGGCGAGAACGTGAGCGCCGTAGAGCGTGACCGGCTGGCGGAGACCTTCTCCCAGCGCTATCAGGGCAACGCCAAGGCGGGCAAGACCGCCATCCTGCCGCCAGACGTTAAGTTCGTCAAGACGACGATGACGATGCAGGAAATGGCGAACGTCGATTGGCGGAAACTGAATAGAGAAGAAATCTGCGCGGCGTTGGATGTCAACATTTCCGTGTTGACGGCGCAAGGCGTTTCGCGCTCCAACGCCGAGGTCGGCGACTACCGACACGCGAAGAACGGCATTCTGCCCCGTCTGCGGAAACTGGAAGAAAAAATCAATCAATCGCTCTGTCCGCTGTTTGACGAGAAGATATTCCTGTCATTCTCAGACCCGGTGCCGGCGAACCGAGAGTTGGAGATGAACGAACGCAAGACCTACACGGCCGCCGGCATCCTGGCCATCAACGAGGCCCGCGCCGACTTGGGCGAAGAACCCGTTGACGGCGGCGACGACCCGCTCGTGAGCAATCTGATGGTGCCGCTGAGTTCCATCACCGCGAACGCGGTGCCGAACCCGGAGATGGCGCAGGAAGAGGAAGAGACGCTCGCCGAGAACCTGGCGCGGAGCGCGATGGACATCATCAAGGAGCGACTCGGAGCATGAAACAATCGAAAGGGCCGTGGCGAGGCTTCGTCAGTTGGGATAACCCTTTTTATGATGGGCAATTCAACCTCATGATATTCCGGGTCGGCGTAGATTGGAGAGCCTCCAGCGATGTCCATTCGCTGAATCTCACGATATTCAATCTGACGGTTATACTCCAAACGTGCTGGTGGGGGGCGAGATGAGTCTCGTCAAAGTCATCATCATTCTGATGTTCACCATCATCATGGGGCTGACGTGGTTCATCTGGGGACGGAAGAAACAATGAAACAACGTCATGCTGACCTCGCCGTCACGGTGGCCGACCGCTTTCTGGCGGAAGCGGCGCGTGACGGTATCGCCGAACGTCTGGCCGAGACGATAGCCGCACGGGTGGGCAACGGTGTTGTTCATGTGGACAACGCGGTTGTTCGGGCCGCCGGTGACACGGGTGAGGAGACGGTCACGCCGGATGAAATCATGTTGGCGCATGACCATCTCTACGAAACACGCGGCGAGTTCCAAGTCTGGCTTGTCCACGGCGACTACATCCGTCGCGAGATAGACACGGACTTCACGAACTTCGGCCAGCACTACCGGTTCTTCTTCATTCCGGAGAAAGAGTTCTGGATTGACAACTCCGTGTTCGCGTATGAGTACGGCTTCTATATCGACCACATGGCGACGGAGTACCGCCTGATGGTCGGCGGTGACGATTACGACCACGCGCTGGAATACGCCGACCGCAAAGAGCGCGACGAGCGCCAGTCGGCCGGCGGTGTTTATCGTGGCCCGATGGATGCGCCGGACGCCGCCGAGCGCGTTCACCGCGAGCAAATCGACGCATACAGCAACGCCTACGTCACGTGCTGGCTCGTGGACGGCGACCTCATCCGCAAGGACTACGATGACGACTTCACGGAAGGCGGCCACGACCTCGTCTATGCGACATTCATCCCGCCCGGCGAGATGTGGCTCGACGATGAGGATGAGCCGCCCGAGATGCCGTTCTTCGCGCTTCACGAATTGACGGAGCGCGGGCTGATGCTGACGGGGATACCGTATGATCGAGCGCATCACGAAGCGAGCCGCGTAGAGTTGGAGGCGCGCCTGCATCCGGAAACGCTCACGGCGAAACTCGCCGAGGCGCTCAAGGCGAACGAACACGCCACGGCTCACGCTCTAATCGCCCCGGAAACCCCGCTGGGAGGGTCTAGGAGCCATTTTGACAACCAGGCCGCAGTCCTGGCTATCGTGAAACGGCCCCGCAGGCGCAAAATCAGCATGACGGAACGCCGGCGCGTCATTCTCGCTCTGAATCGACGGCTCAAACGGTTCGAGCATCGCATCTCTGCCGCGATGCGGCGCGTCTGGGCGCATGAGCGGAAAATCATGCTCGCCCACATGAAGCACTCCGGCCACCAGAAAGATTGCCCAGACTGCAAGGGAACAGGCTACGCTCACATCTCTACGGACGTGGGGCTCATCAACACGCCTTGCCTTGTTTGTCGAGGCTCCGGCAAGGACTACCGCCCCGACCTCATCGAGCGGTGGTTAGCCGGCTCCAGCGCGATGAAGAACTTGACAGCCGAGGAACTGCGACCCATATTCAAAGCGATACTGGACGCCGAGGGCGACGCTCTGAACGACAACTACGGACTCGGCATTGACTTCGATATGACCTCTCCTGCGCTCGTGGAGTATCTCCGCACGTACACCATCAAACTCGCTGACCAGTTGCAGACGACCAGCCAGGAGATGCTCACCGACACGTTGCGCGCCGGGATGATAGCCGGAGAAGGCATTCCGGACCTCACGCGGCGCATCACGGAGATGTTCCAGTCGTGGGACCGATATCGCGCCGAGCGCATAGCGCGCACCGAGACGTTGCGCGCATCGAACGCCGCGGCGGTCGAGACGTACAAGCAGAGCGGGCTGGAATCGAAGGAATGGATGGCGAGTGAGGATGATTTGACCTGTTTTCCGGCGAACACGAATGTCATCACCAGAAGCGGAGAGACGCATATCCAGGATATCCAGAAGGGCGACGAAGTTCTTACTCATGCGGGCTGGCGACGGGTCTCGCGGACTATGCGGCGCAGATATGCTGGCAAGATGATCGAGATAGAGACATCCGATGGGCGACGGCTGACGGCAACTGCCGAGCATCAGGTGTATGAAGTTGGCTATGGCTGGCGGGAAATTCAAGCCCTACGACATGGGAGCCGACTGAAGACGAGCGACAATCAAATCATCCAGGTCACTCGCGTTTTTTATTTCACTCTCGGCAACGTGGAACACAAGATAGCCAAGTTCGCGCAGTCTCGCATCACGCTTGGCGTCTTTAAAAGGGTCAGGATGCCAATACGTTCCATCTATCTCAAGGCACGCATTCTGTTGAGGCAGATAAAAGTCGATGCTGAGTCTTCCAGCGGGATGCTCTGGACTAAAGGGGATGTGCAGACGCTCCAGGGCTTCACGAACCGCACGCTCAATCGAAGTCTCGCCGCGATATTTGCGACAGCAAGAAAAGCAACAAAATCTTCGCTCCGCATGTTCCGATGGTGTCGTTCTAAATCTCTTGCCGC